TGAAAGTAATATTGCAAGTGGTGGCTCCATTAACAACAGTTGGTGGGATAAGATTTTAGGCACCGGCGCTGGCATTGATAAGGATCTGTTTAGAAGACAGGCCGGAGTAGCAGGTGAAGGTCGAGGAGGCCTAACGGGTATATTTGATGGTATGGGTATTAGCAGTTATCTAGATACCGTATACGAAGAATTACAAAAAGAAGGCGTTAAATCCGGCGATGCGAAACAGAAAATTAAAGATGGATTAAAAAAATATATTGAGAGCAATTACCAAGGTGCTGACAAAGAAGTTATGATCCAATTCTTGGACGGATTTATAAATGACAAAATTCAAGAACTTCCGAGTTATTTCTTTGGTACCGGCAAAGGCGGAAATTTATTTGAAAACTTTGGCAAGGGCAAATTGGCTATGTTGCACGGTAACGAAGCGGTTATTCCTAAGGATTCACCAATCGGCGGTATGCTTAATATGATGCAGGGCGATATGGGTAATATGATGTCTGGTATGAAGTCAGGAAAAATGGATCTAGGCGGAATGATATCGTCTGCACAGGAAATGGGCAAGAAATATGAAACCTATGCCAAGGAAAATGAGACCGCAATAAACGAACAAGGTCGCGGAATGGTTAAATCAATGACCGGTTTGAGCGACGAACAACTTGACAAGATGCAGGCTGAGAGTGTACAATCAAATAATAAAGGAAGTTCTGGAACTCCGGTAAATAACGTTGTATCAGGCGGACTTGCCGGTAAAATGGACGAGTTAATTAGAATTAGTAAAGATCAGTTAGAAGAACTAAGATCTATGTAAGGAATTATAATGAGTTGGAAAAAATACTTTCAGGAATATAAACCACAAGACACATCAGGAAAATTTGGAGCAATTCCAGGAAGTGATGCTGTCGGTCCTGCAAGATCTAACTATTCATCATTCTTACCAGATGTTTACACAGGACATCCTAATCGTATTGAGCGTTATGGTCAGTACGATACAATGGATTTAGACAGTGAAGTAAACGCGGCACTGGATATTCTATCAGAATTTTGTACACAACAAAACAACGAAAATAAAACACCTTTTCATTTACATTACAAAGCAAGTGGTACATCATCAGAAGTTAAAGTTTTAAAAAGCACATTACAACAATGGACTGATATGAATCAGTTTCAAAGACGTATTTTTAAAATTGTTCGTAACATATTCAAGTACGGTGATGCTTTCTTTGTACGTGATCCAGAAACATTTAAATGGATGCACGTTGACCCAACCAAAGTTGATAAGGTAATTGTAAACGAAAGCGAAGGTAAAAAACCTGAGCAGTATGTTATTAGAGACATTAATCCTAACTTTCAACAGTTAGCAGTTACACAACTTAATGCTAACGCATCAAACGGACAGATTGATTATAATGCATCAGGCGGTGCATTTGGAAGAGGGTTTGTTGGTGCAGGACCACAAAACTATGGTTCACGTTTTGAAAAAACAATGAATCAAGTAGCCATTGAAGCAGAACACGTTGTACATTTAAGTTTAAGTGAAGGATTAGATAGAAACTATCCATTTGGTAATTCACTATTAGAATCTATTTTTAAAGTTTACAAACAAAAAGAATTATTAGAAGACGCAATTATTATCTATCGTGTACAAAGAGCACCTGAAAGACGTGTGTTCTACATCGACGTAGGTAATATGCCAACCCACCTTGCTATGGGATTTGTTGAAAGAGTAAAAAACGAAATTCATCAAAGACGTATTCCAAGTGCAACAGGTGGTGGAACTAATGTAATTGATGCTAGTTTTAATCCTTTATCTATTAACGAAGATTACTTCTTCCCACAAACGGCTGAAGGTAGAGGTTCTAAGGTAGAAACATTACCAGGTGGTACTAACCTAGGTGAAATTGACGATTTAAAATACTTTACAAACAAACTGTTAAGAGGTTTACGTATTCCAAGTTCTTATCTACCAACAGGTGCTGATGACAGTGCCGCACAATACAACGATGGCAGGGTTGGCACAGCATACATTCAAGAATTAAGATTTAACAAATACTGTGAACGTTTACAAAGTTTAATTGAACACATCTTTGATAGAGAGTTTAAACTTTACATTAATTCTAAAGGTTTAAACATTGATAACGATTTATTTGATTTAAAAATGAACACTCCACAGAACTTTGCGGCATATAGACAAAGTGAAATGGATAATGCTCGTGTTAATACGTTTGCTAGTTTACAAGAAATACCATATATGTCAAAACGTTTTGCACTTAAACGTTTCTTAGGATTAAGTGCAGAAGAAATGGCAGAAAACGAGTCTATGTGGAGAGAAGAAAACTCCGCAGGTGACTTTAACAACATCGGCTCTGGTACTGAAATGAGAGGTGTTGGAGTAACACCAGGCGGTATTCAAAGTGATTTAGACAACTTAGGTTCAACAGAACCCGGCGCTGATGCACCTGAACCACCAGCAGAAGACGAAGGTGAAGGTGGTGGAGAACCTACCTTAGGAGTATAAATATTATAATGCTGTTAAAAGAATTTTTTTATTTTAGCCAAGATGGATCAAAATTTGAGGACGACAAAAGATACAGTCCTGAAAACGATATTTCTGTGATCGATTCCGATGATACTAGAAAAACTAGATTAACTCTTAAACAGATTAATACCTTAAGAAGAACTGCAGAGGCTCGCGAACTTGAACAAACAAAAGAATTAGAGTTTGTGAGAATGATGTACGCCCAGCCTATTCAAGACGGCACAGCAGTTTAATAATCCTACATAATTATTATTACTATGAGCAGAGCATTTGTCTTGGGGAACGGACAGTCACGTTCACGTTTAGAAATTAACCGCTTGGTAGGTAAGGGAAAAATATACGCCTGTAATGCAGTGTATAGAACTTTCGCTCCTGACTACCTTGTTGCTGTTGATCCTAAAATGGTTCACGAGATTGTTGGCAGTAACTATCATTTAGATGGGCAAGTCTGGACAAATTACAACAAAGCATATGACAAGTACGTAGGACTTCACTATTTTAGTCCTAATAAAGGTTGGAGTAGCGGACCTACTGCTTTAAGTTTAGCATCTGATCATTACTATAATGAGATATTCATTTTAGGTTTTGATTTTGAAGGACTAATGGGAGGAAAACGTTTTAATAACGTTTTTGCGGATACACCCAACTACAAAAAAAGCCACGAACCTGCAACTTACTACGGTAATTGGCTTAGACAAACCGAAACAATAGTCAAAACCCACTCGGATATCCAGTATAAAAGGGTAATTACAGAGGGTGACTTTTGCCCTAGTGTATTAAATACAAATGCAAATTTTAGGAATATTACATATGAGCAGTTCGAAAAAGAGGTGTTTTAACATCAAACCCTCTAAAAAACTGCTTTTTTGTCCTATTTCTACCGGTAAAACTGGTTTTTTTGTAAATATGTATTGACAGCCTTGCCTATAACAAACAAATGAAGGAGAAAAACGATGTCAGATAAACAAAAATTTGAACAGTTATTAGACCTTCTTGTCAACGAAGAAAAAGAAAAAGCAGAAGAACTTTTTCACGATATCGTTGTTGAGAAGTCAAAAGAAATCTATCAAGGATTAATCGAGTCTGAAGAAAAAGCAGACGAGGAAGTTGATGAGACTGCAGAAAAAGAAGAAGAAGCAGTTGAAGAAGCAACTGAAGAAAAAGAAGACGAAGTAGAAGAAGCAACTGAAAGCGACGAAGACGCTGTAGAAGAAGCGAAAGACGATGAAGTTGAAGAATCTACTGACGATGAAGAAGTTTCCGAAGATGAGTCAATCGAAGAAATCGGTGGTGACCCAGCAGACGATATGATCGCGGCAGTTGATGCTGATGCTGAAGGTGACAACGATTTTAACGACGACGGCAAAATGGATGATCACGAAGAAGATCACGAAGATTTAGAAGACCGTGTTGTTGACTTAGAAGACGCACTTGACGAACTTAAAGCAGAATTTGACGCTATGGTTGGTGATAAAGCCGACGACGAAGGCGAAGAAGGTGCTGAAGACGAAGCAGGTGAAGAAGAGAAGGAAGAAGAATCAGTAGAAGCCGAACTTGCTACACCAGAAGTGGCTGTAGAAGATGAGCAAACAGAAAAATCCGCTGGCGAAACTATGAGAGAATATGTCGAAAAAGTTTCTGCTCCATCTAATAAAGAAGGCGCTGATAACAAAGCCAGTCCAGTAGCATCGAAAGGTGGTACCGACTCTGGTGCTGACGGCAAGAATATTGCCCAAGGCAAAGAAGAAAAGGGCGGTAAGACGGCATCTGCCAAGGATATGGGGAAATCTTACGAGAATGAACCAGGTTCAAAAGCAGGTTCGACTTTTAAACCAGCATCTGTTAAAAAGAGTGCTGAATAATTAAGGGAGGAAGCCTAAATGGCATCTTACTTACGTGAGAATTTGACATTCGACCAAGCAAAGGTTACTTTAGAGTCACAAGGTGAAGGGGATAATAAATCTCTTTATTTAAAGGGCATTTGTATTCAGGGTGGTGTCAAAAACGCTAACCAGCGTGTTTACCCTGTCTCCGAGATAGGCAACGCTGTAAAGACCCTAAAGGATCAAATCTCAGGTGGTTATTCGGTTCTTGGTGAAGTAGATCACCCAGATGATTTAAAGGTAAATTTAGACCGTGTTTCGCATATGATCACAGATATGTGGATGGACGGTCCTAACGGGTTTGGCAAGATGAAAATTTTGCCAACTCCAATGGGTAACCTAGTTAAAACAATGCTGGAAAGCGGCGTTAAACTAGGTGTCTCATCTAGGGGTAGTGGAAATGTTAACGAATCCAGTGGTGAAGTTAGCGATTTCGAAATCATCACAGTTGATGTGGTGGCACAACCAAGTGCGCCGGGGGCCTATCCAACTCCCATCTATGAACACCTAATGAATACAAAAGGTGGTCTTAGTGCGATTAGGATGGCGCACGAAGTATCGAAAGATGCTAAGGCACAGAAGTATCTACAAGAACAGATACTACGAGTCATAAAAGGCTTGCAGTAACATAAGGAGAAAGCCAATGAGTGATGTTTTTAAACAACTATTTGAAACAGGCTTAATTAGTGAAGAAGTCCACGGACAAATCACTAGTGCTTGGGACGAAAAAGTTAAAGAGAACAAAAACACTGTTACTGCTGAACTTCGTGAAGAGTTTGCAAAACGCTACGAACACGACAAAGGTGTTATGATCGAAGCGATTGACAAAATGGTTTCCGAGAGGTTGGAGTCTGAAATTGCTGAATTTGCCGAGGATAAGTCAGCACTTGCTGAGGCAAGAGTTGCTTATAAAAAGCAAGTAAGTGAACATTCAGATTTATTAAAACAATTTGTCGTGAAACAATTGGCTCAAGAAGTTGGTGAGTTGAACGAAGACCGTAAAAAAGTATCGGAAAACTATGCTAAACTTGAATCATTTATTGTTAAGCAACTTGCAAAGGAAATCAACGAGTTTGCAGAAGACAAAAAGGATCTGGCTGAAACCAAGGTTAAACTTGTTAAAGAGGCCAAGGACAAGTTCGCTGAAATAAAACAACGTTTCATCGAAAAGTCCGCTAAAGTGGTAGAAAATGCAGTTAACAAAAAACTTGCTGTTGAACTTTCACAATTGAAAGAAGACATTAAGTCTGCACGTGAAAACCATTTTGGCAGAAAAATATTCGAAGCGTTTGCTAATGAATATGGTACATCTTACTTAAACGAAAAATCAGAAACTGCGAAGTTAATGAAGATCGTTGCTGAGAAAGATGAAGCATTGGCAGAGGCTAAGAAAACAATCACAGAGAAGGAAACTATTGTGGAGTCAAAAGACGCTGAAATTAAAGCGGCGGCTGACAAAGCAGAGCGTACAAGAGTGATGAATGAGTTGTTGGCTCCATTAGGTAAAGACAAAAAAGAAATTATGTCTGAACTTTTGGAATCAGTCCAAACTGAAAAGTTGGGCAAAGCGTTTGACAAATATCTTCCTGCTGTAATGAAGGATGAAAGTCCTGCAAGAGCAGAAAGAAAGGCATTAAACGAAGGCACAGAAGTTACAGGCAACAAAGAAACACAAATAGAAGAAAAGTCAAACTTAATTGAACTCCGCAAATTAGCGGGATTGAACTAAAAAGGAGAGACAGAAAATGTCAGATGTTATCAATAACAACTGGTCAGAAACGAAAACTGCTCTATTAGAAGGTCTAAATGGTCACAAGAAGAGCGTAATGGATGTCACTCTCGAGAACACTCGCAAGTATCTCGCTGAGGCGGCTTCAAGCGGCGCAACTTCGGCTGGCAATGTAGCAACTCTAAACAGAGTCATTCTACCAGTAATCAGAAGGGTTATGCCTACAGTTATCGCCAACGAAATCGTTGGTGTACAACCTATGACAGGCCCTGTGGGTCAAATCCACACACTAAGAGTACGCTATGCTGAGTCATATGACACAGCGGTAGCAGGTGAAGAAGCACTTTCACCATTCAAAATCGCAGAAGGTTACTCAGGTAACGAAACTTCAAACAAAGCAGATAACACTGCGGCGTTAGAAGGTACACCTGGTAAGAAAATGTCGATTCAAATCTTAAAACAAGCAGTAGAGGCGAAAACTCGTAAACTATCTGCTCGTTGGACTTTTGAAGCGGCACAAGATGCTCAAGCACAACAAGGTATCGATGTTGAAGCGGAAATTATGGCCGCTCTTGCTCAGGAAATTACTACTGAGATCGACCAAGAGATCCTTGCTTCATTGAGATCACTTGCTTCTGTAGAAGAAACATACAACCAAGCGGCAGTATCTGGTACTGCAACTTTCGTTGGTGATGAACACGCGGCATTGGCAATTCAAATTAACAGAGTTGCTAACAAGATCGCGGCTAGAACAAGACGTGGTGCAGGTAATTTTGCAGTGGTTTCAAACCAAGCATTAACTATCCTACAATCTGCGACTACTTCAGCGTTTGCAAGAACAACTGAAGGTACGTTCGAAGCACCTACTAACACTAAAATGGTTGGTACGTTAAACGGCGCAATGAAAGTATTCGTTGACGCTTACTTGGCTGATTCAGGTCAAGACGACAACCAAGTATTAGTTGGTTACAAAGGTTCATCAGAGGCTGATGCGGCGGCGTTCTATTGCCCATACATTCCTCTAATGTCTTCAGGCGTTGTATTAGATCCAGCAACTTTTGAACCAGTTGTTGGCTTTATGACACGTTACGGTTACATTGAACTTTCAAATACTGCTTCTTCATTAGGTAACGCGGCAGATTACTTAGGCAAAGTGTCAATCACTTCTGCTAACGTATCTTTCTCGTAATCCATACGAAGATAACGTAATTAGAATAGGGCGGCTTAGGTCGCCCTATTTTTTTGACTTAAATACAGTTATGAAACAACTAGTGACATCACTGGATTGGCAAGGCATTGAACAGGAACTTAGAGAATTAGGTAAGACCGCTCCTGAGTTTAAATTTAATATTATAAAATTTTGTTCATCAATACAAAGCGAAGTAAGAAAACTTTCAGACATTGAAATAGATATTAGAAGACGTCCTAGCGATCATTTAGCAATAAAGCATCAAGATCAAGCCAACAAAATAAACGAAGCAATAAAATTGTTCTCGCAAACACACTTATTACACTTATTCACAAGAGTAGACTAAATACGTTGTCAGATATGTTCCATCAATAAGTGATGGACTTATGCAGTATTAACCCACTGCGTACCGGATAGAACCCGGATCGGACTTCTTATAAAGGAGAAAACAAATGGGTAGACCACTTAATAAAAGATACTTCGGCGAACCGACTGCGGGCGGAAATGAAATTAAAGTTGATTTCCACAACGGCACAGCAGTTGTTGAAGGTCACATCGTAAAGCAAAAAGGTAGCAAGAAGTTTGTAGTAGCAGAAATTGGTGCTTCAGACACTGAATACACTTGCACATTAACAACTGGTAAACTAATGTCAGCACTAGTGGCTGGTGAAATGGGTATCACTATGTTAATGGACGATTCAGAAACTTATCAAGTTTCTAAAATTTCAGGACGTAAAGCAACTCTAGAGGCTCCAGATGGCACAGGATCTAACGCATATGACGGTAAGTCAGTTGCTTGGAACTTTACTGCTAACTTGAGCGATGGCGCGGCACAAGTTGAAGAGGCTGGTGACGACGACTTGGCTGGAGTTGATGACGACGATTTCGCTAACGCATAATCGTAGTTTTATCAAAACTCGGGAAGAGGGCAAATTCGCTTTGCCCTTTTCTCTTGACTAAATAAGTATGTTATAAGGGATCCTTTGTACAAATGGCTAAAGACGTATTAAAACTTTCTGGAGATTATTCAATTGTAACTGCTTCTGGCGGTGAAATAACGCTATCTACGGGTACACGTACAGGTACAACAAGAGTTACAGGTAACTTAATTGTTGAAGGTACTAATACAAACGTAAGCACAGAACAGTTGGTAATTCAAGATAATGAAATCACTATTAACGATGGCGAAACAGGTGCTGGTGTTACACTAGGCACTGCTGGTGTTAGAATTGATAGAGGTACTATTGATGACGCAACAGTACTTTGGGAAGAAAATGCATCATACACACTACCCAATGGTGGCGCTGGTCAGGGTATTTTTACTTTTAAAACAGGTAACAATCTAACAGCAATACAAACACATCATATTTCAACTAACGGTGATGATTTAATTTTATTAGGAACCAAGGCTCCTACTGCAAAGATTAGTGTTAGAGGAACAACAGATTATGAATTAGGTCTAACAGACGATGATCTAGTTAATAAAAAATATGTTGATGATGCTATCCAAGGTGGTGTTCAAATTCCAATTATTAGAAGTGATAATACCAAAGTTGAAGTACAGGATTTACAATCAGGCGACCCTTACAGTAGAGTTATTGCTGAAGTTGATGGCATTTTAAGGGTTGAAATAAACAATCAAAAAATTATACTAGGTGATTTAGAATTAGACGGTACTATTATAAGACCTGTTACATCAGGTGATTCGCTGTTTTTAGAGTCAAATGGCAGTGCAGAAGTGGTGGTAAGAGACGTATTATCCATTGAAGGAACTGTAAGTCCTACTGCTCCAGCGGCTGATAGTGGCAGAATTAAGTTGTATGCCCAATCCGAAGATGTGGGCGGTTCTGGTCTATTTTTTGTAAATACATCTAGTACAAGAGATGAACTTGTTAGTAAGAAAAAAGCATTACTTATGGGTATGCTGTTTTAGGAAAGAATATGGCAATATCGAACGGATTTATTGACGCAACTATAACAACTTTATACACCAGCAGTGGTGATAATGCTGTAACATCTATGATTTTCTGTAACTATGCAGATACAGATAATATTTCAGGTGGTGGTTCTGTGTTAACAGACGCTGACACTTTTTTAGATTTACACATTGTTAAAAACGGTGATGCCTTTTCAGATGAAAACAAAATTTTGCACCAGGTAAAGATACCAGCAGGTGAAACATTTATTATGGATTCTGAAAGAATCGTGCTAGAAAACGGAGACAGAGTTCAAGCACAAACTACTTCACCAGCGACAGTAAACTATATGGTATCTACAATCCAGGTGTAAGATTATGCGATTTGTTAAACAGGCATTTTTAAAGAATAAGTTTGTAGTTGATAAAACAGTTTTTGTTGATATCAACGGTAACGTATCATTCGGCGGCGGCCGAGGTGGTATTCAAGTGTCTGTTGGTACAACTGATGATAGACCTTCTACTCCGTTAAATGGTACAATTAGATATAACACAGATATTAACGACCTAGAAGTATACACAAACAACAACTGGGAAACATTAAGAACTGACAGAGCAGGTAACATTATTGTACAAAACCTTGGTACAGGCGATGCTAATATCACTGACTTTGGTCCATTAAACCCAACACCAAAAGCCGCAGAAAATGTACTTGTACTTGTTGAAAACGTTGTACAAATTGCAGGTGTTAACTACACACTTATACAGGGCGGTAGTGGTAAACTAATTAGATTTGATTCTGCTGTTCCTTTCGGTAAAGACGTAACAGTTATTCATAACTTCGATAGATAGTCTATCTTAAACCTTTTTTCACTTTGGCATAAATAACATTAATTGCAATTAAAACGACCTTTCAGTTGCAAGGACAAACAGTGGTCAACTCGCTATGTAAGGTAGTTGGAGGCACAGGATGCCCGCTAAAGGAGAATAGACAATGGCCGTCGGTCGTATTTCGGGTCCGTTGCTTAAGGCAAATCTCATACGTAATGGTGTGGATTTGGCTTTTGAAACTGACTTATTATATCTAGATGTTAACAACGGTAGAGTTGGTATAAAAACAACTTCACCAACACACGATCTCCAAGTAGCAGGCAAAATTTACGCAGACAATTTACAAGTAGGAGCACTTAATCAAAGTGCTGGTACTCTTCAGGTTGGTAACTTAGAATTTCAAGGAAACGAAATACGTTCTAGTTTAGGAACTATTGCGTTAACACCCGCTGGTAATGACCCAGTAATTTATCATTCAAAAATACACGTAGACTCATTAGAATTAAATGACAATTATATTACGACATTAGATTCTAATGCGCCTATTGAACTACGTCCAAACGGCACAGGTACTATTGAATTAGTAGGTAACACAAACGTTAGCGGTAACTTATATGCCACAGGTAACATCACAGCAGGTGGTAACATTACACTTGGTGATGGAAACACAGACAACATTCAAATCCAAGGTGAGATAATCAGTGATATTAATCCTGATGAATCAGACAAATACAGATTAGGTATACCAACAAAACGTTGGAAGTCATTGGATTCAAACTATGCTAATATTGGTACACTACAATTAGGCGACAATGTAATTCAAACAATTAACTCTAACGAAGATTTAACTATCCGTGCTAATGGTACAGGTAAAGTTAGAATTGAAAATTTATTATTAACAGAAGAAGGTAATACATATCACGTTACTACTAACGGTGATGACACAGAAGAAGGTACAAGTGTTGACAGTGCATTCTTAACAATCAAACACGCTTTAAGTGTTGCAACTTCTGGAGATATTGTTAAAATTGCCGCAGGAGAATTTACTGAAGTATTTCCTATGACAATTCCTGCAGGTGTAACAGTAGTTGGTGCAGGATTAAGAGCAACATCAATTAAACCAACAGCAGGAACGAACGATCAAAACTGTTTCTATCTAAACGAAGGAGTTGTTGTACAGGATCTTACAGTTAAAGATATGTTTTACAATTCAGGTCTTGATAGAGGTTACGCATTTAGTTTCAATCCTGTTGTAGGAACAATTAATTTACGTTCACCATATCTATATAATATTACAATTTTAAACAGAGGTAGTGTTACTTCTGCAACTGATCCTTATGGTTATGCACAAGGTGATGCTGGTAGAGGTATTAAAGCAGATGGTCAATATATTTCGAGATCATCAATTGAAGCCGCATTACTTTGTAATGAAGTAACAATCTTTGCACCAAATCAAATTGGTATCTTTATGACCAACGGCGTAAGGGTTGAATGGCTAAACTGTTTTACATATTTCTGTTCAGACGGTATTAAAGCGGTATCCGGAACAGATGGTCGAGGTGGAGACGGTAAAACTTGGTTTACATTTACAGGTGTAAGTGGTACAGGTTTTCAACCAGGTGAAACTGTTACAGTTACTTCAACTGACTCTTCATCAACATACAACTTATTGGTTGATAGTGTAAGTGCAGACGGTAATACAATTTATGTTGATGGTAGATATGATAATTTAAACGAACAAGATTTAACACCAGGTGACGGTGGAAGTATTCTTGCAGGAACATCAGGAACAACAGCAACAAGTATAGTAAGATACAGCAGACAAGAATTTGCCGCTGAGATGAGATCAAACGGTAGTGCGTGTGTTTACGGTATTAGAGGTGTTGTTGCGGACGGTCCAGATGTAAGTCTTAGACTTATGTCTCAAAACTTTGGTTACATTGGTGTTGGTGCAGACTTAACAAATAATTTAGATGATGTAATTCAAACAAACGAAGTTATTGAATCAAATGGAGGTAAAGTATTCTTTACATCAGTTGACTCAAAAGGTGATTACAGAGTTGGTAATTCTTTTTATGTAAATCAAGCAACAGGTGATGTAACATTTACTGCACCTTTAACAGAAATTGCTTCTACATTAGGATTACAATTTACAGATGGTTCTAATACTTCAATAATTAATCCAACAAAAATTGAAACAGGAAATTTAAGACTTTCTGGAAATACTTTTTCATCAACCGCCGGCGGAATTATTATTGATCCTATTGGTGACAACAAGACAACAATCACAGGTGATGCAGAAATCACCGGTGGTATTGCACAAATCACTGACAAAGATAAAGACACAAAAATTGTTTTAGAAAGCGCCTTAGGTGCTGACGAAGATGAAATTAATTTTTATGCACAAGGTAACTTGGTTGCAACAATAGACAAAGACAAATTTAGTGCTACACAGTTTGAAGTTGACTTGGTACGTTTGGTTAACAACTCATTACAAACATATCAAAATAACGACAATCTAGAAATTTTTGCACACGGTACAGGATATGTTGACTTTGTAGATACAAATGCATTTAAAGTTCCATCAGGTACAACTGCTGATAGACCAGGTTCACCAGTTAACGGTATGTTTAGATATAATACAAGTTCAAATGTATTTGAATTATATTCACAAGGTTTCTGGAATGCTGTTGGTGGTAGTGTAAGTGGTGTTGTTGACCAAAACTTAGATACATTTATTACAGCAGAATTAACACCTGGTACCAATGATGATACATTTAGATTTTACAACGGCGGCGTACTAAAAGCGGATTTAAACTCAACACGCTTTAATACTGGTAGAATTCATACAAGTATCATTAGCACAGAGGCTGGAAACACGGATTTAACGCTGGCTCCTAACGGAACTGGCAAATTAATTATTGGCGATTTACACTTCAATCCCGGCACAAATACGATAACTAATACTAATAGCAACGGTGTTACTACTCTTGATGTTACAGACGAAGGTTATTGGGATTTTGCTGGAACATACGGGGTTAGGGTACCAACTGGTACACTTAACGAAAGACCAACTAGTAATCTTGCCGCAGGTTTAATGCGTTATAATACAACGCAAGGCAGATTAGAAATATGGACCGGGGCAACTTGGGGTTCTGTTGTTGGTTCAGGAGGAGGAGCAACATTGGCTGAGGCGGAAGAATTATCAATCGTTTCGGCACTGTTATTTGGATAAGATATGGCAACATTATTTAAAACATCGGTAATTAAAGACGTAGGTCAAAAACCTATCGAAGTATTTTCAGTGGAACAAAATAAAAAGAACATTGTGTTAGGTATTAGTATGACAAACACATTAGACGCAACCGTGTTAGGTTCTGTTTTAGTAGGCGATGCTGGAAGTGTTACTGCATATTACGTTAAGGATACACCTATTGCACCTAATTCAACTTTACGTGCAATGAATGGTGGTGAAAAATTAATTTTAGATGAATATCATTCGCTATCGGTACAAAGCAGTTACGGTGATTCAATAGACGTAATTATAAGTTACGTGGAACAGGTATAAGGAGTAGAGTATGACAACTTTTATTGGTAATACAGCAGACAATATGAATGAAAGTATGGGTACCAGATATTTCTACGGTTTACGTAGAACTGATGCTGGAGAACTATTTTTATACGAATTAGATCAAATGAGTCAAACTGATAGTGTGCAAATTAATACACCTGGTGCAATTGACGATAACTTTGATGGGTTCCAAGTTGGTGTTGATTTTTTTGAAGGTCGCGATGTAAATCACAACAAGATTTTTAAAAACTTAAACTTTGATCAATACAAATGGGACACAAGAAGAATTAATTATTACATTAACGATGATGGCGAATTTATTGCAAGATTGAATATGCCACACGATAGGGTAAGAGGAAATGATTAAAGGTAATTAGAGAAAATGGCTGAATTTAAACTAGATCGATTTACGTATTCTTACAAAGGGACTTGGTCAACAAGTACCACATATAAACTTGATGACATTGTGGTATCAGGTGGTAGAGTATATTTCTGTATTGAAGCACATACATCAGATGCAAACGGATTCTTTAAGGATTATCTATATGATTATACATATCCAGAACCATACACATCAACTGATCAACAAACAGCAGAATTTACATTAGCAACTAGATTACCAGAAGGTGTTGCTAGTAATAACGGATCTGATTTAAAATTTACAGTTACAAGACTTGCAGATAGATACACAGTTGCTATTACTGTTGCAGGTCAAAATTATATTCCAAAAATTGTTTACACAATCACTGGTAGCCAACTAGGCGGCGTTGACGGCGTAAACGATGCTAGAGTTACAATTGAAACAGTTGATCCGCAAGGTGCTGTTTTACAATTAAGTGTTACAGGAACGGTAGCAAAAACAAAATGGGATTTAATGTCAGAAGGTTACCGTTGGAGAGGTGCGTGGAGACCTTCAACTGGTGGTACTTCAATTGCTATTACAAACATTCAAAACTTAGAACCACCAATTGTTACAACAACAGCGGCACATAATTTATCAAGTGGTCAAACTGTTGTTATATCAGATGTCAACGGTACAACACAATACAACGGAAACACTTATTATATTAGCAGACGTTCGGATAATGAATTTAGTTTATACGCTGATGCAGATTTAACTACACCTGTAGATGCTGTAAACTTTGATCCTTATATTTCAGGAGGTAATGCAACACCTCCATACACAGCACAAGAATATATTTTAAATGACTTGGTTCATAGAGGCGGTGTGGTATATAGATGTGTACAAGGTCATACTGCACTAACAGATGGTTCATTTGGGTTTGAAAGACGTGCGGCATATTGGACCAATCACGTAAGAGGCTCGCAATGGAGAGGTGATTGGGTTGCTGAAAATTCTTACATTGTTGGCGACTTGGTTAGATACAACGGTGTGCTTTACAGATGTAGAATTCATCACGATTCGGATTTAGCAGATTTAGGTTTAGAAGAAAAAGGATTAGGTTATTGGGACGTTGTTCACAAAACAGATTGGTGGGCAAACGCTTGGCAAACATCAACACATTATAGAGAAAACGATGTAGTTAGATACGGTGGTGTAACTTATAGATGTCTAGTATCTCATATGTCAGCCGCTGACGAAGTTTATGTTGATGATCAAAATCCAGGTGGATTAGAAAACGATTTAGTAAACTGGGAAATTATAATTGATGGTATTCAATATCGTAGCGAATGGGCGTTAGGTGTTAGATATTATAGAGGTGACCTAGTAACGCACGGTCAAGGTGTTTATAGATGTTCTGTAACACACACTTCCGAAGGATCGTTTGATACAAACAAATTTGACGATTACATTCCTGGTATAGGTTTTGATAATGCTTGGGATTCGGGCATAACATACCAACCAGGGGATGTTGTTGTACACGGTGGATATTCATACAAAGCAATACAGTTTAGCCAGGGTGTTAATCCTTCAACAGATGAAACAACTTGGGAAATATTAGGTAAATGGTATAATCATAGAGGTGATTGGAACTATCCAATTGACTATAAAATTGGTGATGTTATTAGAGATTCAGGATACCTTTATCAAGCAACAAGAGATCACCAATCATTAGTTAATAATGGTCCTGATGCATCAGATCAATCTACTGTTTACAGCGTTGGTGTAAGAAACTACAATGGGTTACAAAAGTATTATATTGATAATGCAAGAACTCCAAACTTGGCGTTTACAAAAGGTGCAACATATACATTTGAACAAAATGATATTAGCAATAACGATCATCCATTATATCTATCAACGGTAGCAAACGGAATACTAGCAACACCAGCCGGTGAACCATATGAAAACGGCATCGAAGTAATTTATATGTTAGATGGTAGAATTATTCCTACACTTGCAGAATACAATGCAGGATTTAATTCTGCAGGAACACGATCAGTAACTTATCATATCCCAGATGATGCTCCAGGCACATTATACTATGCTTGTTATAATCACGCTAATATGGCCGAAACAGATGGTTTGATGGCAACTGTAACAGTTACAGGAAATACTAATTGGAAATTATTATCAGTTGGACAATATCTAAAAGGTAGATGGTTACAGGAAAACGAAGACTCTTCTGCAAGAGTTTATAAATTAGGTGATATTGTAGAATGGGCAGGCACTTCATATCAATGTATTAAACGACACGCGGCAACAACAATTAATAGTAGACCAGATATTGATTTATCTAAACCATTAAATGAATTTTGGGCGTACTTCATTAAAGGTATTCAAACAAACGTTCTTGCTGAATTAGGTGATATTAAATCTTATTCACAAGGTACAAATGAAAGAATAACAATTGGTGACCTAGGTACTGTTCTTAAAACACTTCCTAAAGCAACTGATAGTACAGAAACAATTCATCCTGCTTGGGCATTACTAGGTTCAATACCTAAAGTTTACTATGTAAGTCCAGATGGTATTGATGCACTAGATAAAGGTGCTTCAGAAAACAATCCATTCAAAACAATTAAGTATGCAATGGATTATATTCTAGCAGACCAAGGTGCTAGAGCACCTGCAACGGTATTTGTTAAAACAGGAGAATACAAAGAAATATTACCTATTTCAATTCCTGCCAATGTTGCATTAGTTGGTGATGAACTGCGTTCGACAAGAATTATGCCAGCATCTGGATACGAAACTTCAAATATGTTTTATGTTAGAAACGGTTGCGGTATTAGAAATGTTACGCTTCAAGGATTAACAGGTGGTTTAGGTGCCGTTAATGCGTTTGGAACTAGAAGACCAACAGGCGGTGCGTTTGTGTCACTTGATCCAGGTACTGGTCCAGATGATACAAGTGTATGGATCACATCAAGATCTACTTATGTACAAAACGTAACAACAATAGGTACAGGTTGTGTTGGATGTAAGATTGATGGTAACTTGCACGACGGCGGCAACAAGTCAATTGTTTCCAACGACTTTACACAGGTAATCAGTGATGGTATTGGTGTATGGTGTACAAACCTAGGTTTAACAGAACTTGTTTCTGTGTTTACATATTACTGTCATATCGGTTATCTATCTGAAACTGGCGGTAAGATACGTGCTACAAATGGTAACAACTCTTATGGAGACTTTGGATCAGTTGCAGAAGGTTATGACATTAGTGAAACACCTATTACTGCTGTTATTAATAACAGATCAGGTGAAGCAGAAGTAGGAACAGTTTATACTGATCAAGATAACGAAATTGTATTATTTGGATATACACACGCAGGTGAACATTACACTAACGCCGCTGTTCAATCTTATTCAGGTACAGGTTCCGATCTAGTTACAGAATATTTAGAATTTAGAGATGGTGCATTAAAAGAAGTTAGAATTATGGATCCAGGTGATTCATCGACTGCTGGTGGTGCCGATTACACCGTTGTACAAGGTCTCGCACAAGGTGGTACTACAACCAGCATAACATTATCACAAACTGACACAGAAGAAGATTCAACAGCAGGTTACACAGGTAAACTAATTAGAATTATTGCAGGTAGTGGTGTTGGACAGTATGGTATAGTTGATACATATGATCCATCAACTAAAATTGCAACGGTTAGAAAAATTTCAAACGGTCAAGACGGTTGGGATCACTTAATTTCAGGAACACCTATTGTTGATCCTATTTTAGACACAGCATATTATCAAATTCAACCATTGGTAGAATTTAGTAAACCACCATATAGTGCGTCTACAACAAATATGCCTGAGCCGATTGACTGGAGTGATGTTGCTTATGGTAATAACAAATTCGTTGCTATTGCACAAAGTGAATTTGGTACAACAGGAACATCAAAATATGCTTATTCAAGTGATGGTGTAAGTTGGTCAATGGGAACATTTCCTACTGCTCCTCCAGAAATACAAAGTTCAGAATTAAATTGGCAAAACATTATTTTTGCTGGCGGTAGATTTGTAGCGGTAGCACAAGAAGGTATTTCGGCAACATCAACAGATGGACTATCTTGGTCTATGGCAGAATTTGCTGAAGACTCAACAACTGCTAACAAGCGTTATGTTGCATACGGTGATGGATATTATGTTATTATGTCCGATAACGGACTGTCTTGGTGGCAATCAACAGATGCACAAACGTGGACAGCATACGACACACCTATGGTACAAACTGGTGCACTAACTGTAAGAGGATTGGTTTGGGGACAAGGACACTTTATTGCATTAACAAATGATTTTGATTCAACTGTTAACAGAATTTATTTTAAAACTGCTGACGGTACTAGTTGGGGCGAAAACTTTGTTCCATTAGACTTGTCTGCTTGTACACAATTAATATTTGGTAACAACAGATTTGTTGCTGTTGACGAAACAACAGATAAAGTTTTCTATAACGTTAGAAACGGCAAAGATACTTGGGTTGAAGTACCAGGAGCATTACCAAGTGCAGGAAATTATATAATTGGATACGGACAAGGTATATTCTTAGCATTTGAAAAGAACGGTAGTAACGTGGCTTGGTCAGAAGATGCTATTACTTGGTATTCAGAAACAACACCACAAAGAAATTATACTTCAATTAATTTTGGTAATCCAAACAACGAAGGCAAATTCTTAGTAACAAGTTCAGGTAATCCTTTATCAGGATCAGGAAGTAATACTCTTGATATAATCAAAAAAGGTAAAGGTGCATTTGCATTTATGGAAGTATCAAACGGTAGAGCAGGATCATTTACAATTCTTGATCCAGGTTCAGGTTATACAAGTGCAACACCAACGTATCAATTGTTTGAAACTAAAACTGTTACTGTTGGAAGAGACGGTGCTGATTTAGGAAATGTATTCTACATCGATTCTGACGAAACTCCAGCATTAGCACTACAACAAGGTATTACATATACGTTTGATTTAAATGATCCAACCCTGTTAGATTTCCCACAAGATTCTACACCAGGACCTGCACATCCGTTCTTGATTTCTACAACACAGGACGGAACACACGGTGGCGGTGTACCATATCATAAAGGTGTAAGATATTTGCTTGATGGTGCATCAGTAACTTATGCAAATTATATTGCTAACTTTGAAACAGCGACTGATAGAAAATTAGAAATTGAAGTTCAATTTGATGCTCCGGCAAACTTATATTTCTATTGTTATACACATTCAGGAATGGGTGGAACAGGTGTTCTTAACATTAACGAATCACAAGTTTTAAGAATGACAATTACTGATCCTAAATCAACACAAGAACCTAAATGGGATTTACGTTTAGGAAATGGTGTATTACCTCAACCATCATTTGTTAATAGAGGTACAAGATTTAGATCAGCAACTGCAACCATTACAGGTGACGGTTATGCGGATCAATTCCAACTAGGTGCTAATATTCAAGTTCAACAACTTTCAAGATTACCTGGACCTGGTGATAACTTAGACATAGCAGGTATTGATGGAGTAACTTATAAGGTTACAAAAACATCAAATGTTTCAGGATCAACTGGAAACTTGTCAGGTATTATAAGCATTTCACCACCGATTGGAATTGCAGAATCTCCTGCACATCAAACTACAATTGAAATTAGACAAAGATATTCACAGGTACGTTTAACATTCCACGATTTCTTAGATATTGGTACTGGTAACTTTAGCGAAACAGATTATCCAGAAAGATATCTAGCAGGGTTTGTTGAAGGTGCCGACAATGCTCCTAAACCGTTTAACGAAGTTGCACAGGCAGACGGTGGACGAGTATTCTATGCATCAACTGACCAAGATGGTAACTTTAGGGTTGGTGAATTATTTGAAGTTGAACAGGCACGTGGTACTGTTACTCTTAACGCTGACCAGTTTGATTTACAAGGTTTAACAGAACTATCTTTAGGTGGTGTTGTGCTAGGTGGTACTGGTGCAGTAATTAATGAATTCAGTATTGATCCAACATTTGCGGCAAACAGTGATAAAATTGTTCCAACACAAAAGGCTATCGGAGCCTATGTAGCAAATAGAATTACAGGTGGTGGTACAAGTATTAATGTTAACGGTTTGGTCGCGGGTGTAATTCGTATTGAATTCCAAACACTAACAATGACAACATTAGAAGAGGATCCAACTAGACCAATTAGATTCTTGAAGAAAATGAATGTACAAGGTGGTGTAGGCGGTACAGCGGCGGCGCTGGCTTTCTTTGCACACGGTACACATATTGCTCTAGCAGATGATTTTGGCGGAACCGACGAAACAGGCGGTCAAACGTACGGTCACGGGTTTGGTAGTGCAGACGGTGGAGTAGGTTAAAATGGTAAATAACAAAGTAAAAGGAACATCCAATGGCAGAATTTAAACTAGGTAGAATTAAATTTGTTTGGCAAGGCGACTGGGTAGCCGCTAAAGCCTACGTTAAAGACGATATCGTAAGATACGGTGGTCAGGTATACATTTGTGTAACTGCACATACTTCCGGATCTGATTTTTACTTAGACAGTGTTAATTGGAACACAATGTCCGATGGTCAACAATGGAAGGGCGATTGGGCAATTAGCACTTATTATAAAGTTGGTGACGTAGTAAAATACGGTGGCTTACTTTATGTTGCTAATAATGGACACACATCTGCCGGAACAGTAGCATTAGGACTAGAACAAAATCAAGGTGACTGGGATCTTTATGCTGAAAATACTGACTGGAAAGGTGATTGGTCAGTCAACACAAGATATAAGAAAAATGATTTAGTTAAGTATGGTGGTAACATTTATCTTTGTAACACTTATCATACTTCAAGCACTACCGTTGTAACCGACATTGATGGTTTAGAAGCAGATCTTTCTAAATGGGACATTTACTCAAAAGGTTTTGATTGGAAAGGTGCTTGGTTACCTTCCAACGTTACTAACGGTGACGTAAGATATAAACCAAATGACCTAGTATTATACGGTGGTCAGGTTATGGTTTGTATTGTTGGTCACAAAGCAGAATCAGAAACAAATGGTCTAGAAGCAGATTCAAGCAAGTGGGAATATTTCCACAAAGGTGTTGTATACAAAACAGACTGGGCAACAAACGTAAGATATAAAGTTAATGATGTTGTTAAGTATGGTGCTAACCTTTGGATTTGTACAACAGAACATACAAGTACATCAAGTTTAGCGGCTGACGAAAATGCAACAGGTATTATTGCAACTGTTAATAATATTTCGGCGGCAGATGCTTTAAGAACAGCAGGTACTTACAATGACGTACCAGCAACATCTACAGGAAGTGGTACAGGTCAAAGATTTAAAATTGTAATTGACGGCAGTGGTGCGGCAACAAGTGTTACACCATTAAGAGGCGGTCAAGGTCATAGTGTAAGTGATACATTAACTGTTGCTGTCGGCAACATTGGTGGAACAGGTTCAGGAATTACTTTTTCTGTAGCAACTGTTTCAACTGGAAAAAACTGGGAAGTATTTGTTCCAGGTTTAGAATTTGAAGATAGTTGGAATATTCAATCACAATATCAACCAGGTGACATTGTTACCTACGGTGGTTATTCTTATGTTGCTACAACCAACAACATTGGTAAAGCACCTTATTCAAATCAGAATGATTGGGATTTATATCTAAAAGGATTTAATCACAGAGGTGACTGGGGTGAAGATTCAACAACACAAGATTACTATGTAGGTGATGTTGTACGTGTTGGCGGATATACTTATATGTGTATTCAAGACCACGCAGGTACGGCAATTAAACCACCTAATACAAGTTACTGGGAAAGATTAAACTCAGGTTTTGAATGGAATGGTGATTGGACTAACCTAACTGATTATGACACAGGTGATGTTGTTTACTACGGTGTAAACTCTTATGTTGTTGTACAAACACACCAATCAAATCAATCAGTTGGTGGTAAAAGACCAGACCTTGATGTATCTGGTACATATTATAAAATTTTAGCAGGTGGTAATGAATCAAGTGCATTAACCACTGACGGCGACTTACTTTACTATTCAGGATCAGGTCCTACAAGATTACCAATTGGTGTTGAAGGACAAATTTTAACAGTAAGTGATACAGGTATGCCAGAGTGGAGAACTTGGGGTTCTACTACTCACGTTTACTATGTTGGTCCTAATGGTACTGATGGTACATATCCTAAGTATGGTGCAACAGTTGATAGACCTTTTGCAAGTGTAAGACACGCTTGTAAAATGATCGAAGACGGTCCATTATATCCAAATGCAAAATGGTTGTTAATGGCTAACAGACAATTTATTCAAGAACAAGTAGTTGAATATATTGATTACAATGTTACAAATAGTGTATCGCCATTTGTTGGATTTACATATCCAGTTGATAAAGCAGACTTTAAAAAACGTGTTGGTTGGGTTGTTGACAGAATTACAAAAGATATGTCAGCAGGTGGTAACAAAGAAACACGTAATTTAACATTAGAATATTATGACGATTTTGGTACAGGTGCAACTGCAACTGCTTCAGCAAACGCTTTAAATTATATTAAAACATTAGTTGATGCAATAATTAGTAACTTGGCTCCATCACAAAACTATGCAACATTAAACAGTGTTGGATCTCCAATTCCACAAACTATTGATGCAACATACAGTGAAGAAACAGGTGCTCAAGCAAAACTTGAATCATTGGTTAATATCTTAACCACTCAAGTAGCATCAGCAGACTCATCATTGGATGGTTTACCAGCACAAGAAATTGTACAGAAAACTGTATTTGTTAAAACAGGTATCTACTATGAAGTGTTACCAATTATTGTTCCAGAACACACTGCTGTTGTTGGAGACGAATTACGTTCAACAAACATTCGTCCGGCGACTGCGGCAATGTTCACACAAAGTTCTGATACAAATTATACACTTGCTGGTTATGAAAGATTACAAGCCATCGTTAGTGATGTAATTCAAGGTAACAGCATTGTTAAAACACCATCTAATACGCAAACACAGGTTACAAACAATGCAACTGGTTCTGCAACAGAAGGAACTTTTGTTGCTAATCAAATTCAAGCAATTCAAGATTATATTGACTATTGGGTAAACAACAATACACAAGATAGTACACCACCAGAAGTTAATCCTTACGCTTCTAGTTTAGTTCCATCATACGATGATAACGTTTATGGTGCTATCACTATGTTACATTTAAACAAAGATTTCTTAGCAGAAGAAGTTACAGCATATATTGACACAACTTATCCTGCTTACACTTATACCCAATCAAAATGTCAAAGAGATGTAAAATACTTTATTGAAGGATTTATTTGGGAACTTATCCACGGTGGAAATTATTACACATTATTAAATGCAAGATATTATGCAAACAGTGTAAATGGTTCGTTAACTGAAGATATGTTCTATATGAGAAACGGTACTGGTTTAAGAAACTGTACAGTTCAAGGTTTAACAGGCACACTTTCAGCGGCAAATGATTATGGTACAAAACGTCCAACAGCAGGTGCGTTTGTATCGCTTGATCCAGGTTGGGGTCCAGAAGATCCAAGAGTTTGGATTCAAACACGTTCACCTTATGTCCAAAACGTAACAACTTTTGGTACAGGATGTGTTGGTATGAAAGTAGACGGAGACCTACACAATGGTGGTAATGATTCAATTGTTGCCAACGACTTTACACAGGTACTTGACCAAGGTATTGGTGCTTGGATTACAAACTTAGGTAGAGCAGAACTTGTTTCCGTGTTCTCATACTACGGACACATTGGATACCTAGCAGAGAACGGTGGTAAGATTCGTGCTACAAACGGTAACTCATCATACGGTGACTTTGGTACTGTTGCAGAAGGTGTTGATCCTTCAGAAAACGCAGTTACTGGTACAGTTAATAACAGATATCAAGAAGCACAAATTAAAAATGTTATCACAGATCAAAATGAAATTTTAGCATTAGAATATTCAAACGCAGGTAACAATTATACAAATTCTACTTACACATTCGGTGGCGATGGTGTTAACGCTGTTGCAATCGGAGACGAATTTAGAGATCAAGCAGTTTTCCAAATTAGAATGCTTAACCTTGATGTTAACGCAGACGGTGAAGGCAACTTTGGTGGTGCTGACTACGGTTTTGTTAATAATACAGCACAGTCAGGTGATGCTACACAAATTGTAATTTCAAACACTGACACTGCAAACACTGGTGACTACAACGGAATGAGAATTTTCATTACAAGTGGTTTAGGTGTTGGTCAGTATGGTTACATTGGAACATACGGTGCAGGTTCAAAAACTGCAACTGTTTTCAAAGAATCAGATGGCACAGCAGGTTGGGATCATATTATTCCAGGTACTGCTATTTCATCATTACTTGATGGTACAACAAAATATGAAATTGAACCAAGAGTAACTATTCCACATCCAGGATTTGCTGATAGTTCAGTTAACATTGGACCTAATTTACAAATTAACAGATTCGCGGCTGGATACAATAACGGTAGATTATTTGTTATGGGTAATAACGTTAATACTATTGTTAAATCAACAGATGGTAGCACTTGGTCAGCGGCAGGTAACTTAACAGCAGGCGGTCCTTGGCAGTCAATTGCAGGTGACGGCGGCGACAATCTTGTTGCTATCACAAACACAGGTACTAGCCACAACTATTCAAATGATAACGGTGATACTTGGAGTGCTGTTACTTTCCCAGCAGGCGGTAATTGGGTTAAAACAGTTTACGGCAACGGTAGATGGGTTGTAATATCACTAGGTACAGCAGGTATGTACTCAACAGACGGTCAAACTTGGACTCAAACTACACTACCAGCAACCGCAGGCGGAAACTATGTTGATATGGTATTTGGTAGAGGCGAGTTTGTTGCACTTTCAGAAGATGGACAGATTGCAAGATCAGTTGATGGTATTACTTGGAATACTGTTGGTCTAACTACTTTAAACACTTACGCTGGCGGCGGTGGAGCAGATTATAGTTCAATTGCTTACGGTAGAGGAAGATTTATTGTATTAACAGACAGCGGTAGACAATTTTGGTCAATGAATATTTCAAGTTGGTCAGAAAACACTTCATTCCCGTTAGCAGGTAACAGAGGTAACGATTACGGTCCGTTTATTGCATACGGTATGGGTGAGTTTGTTGCAACACAAGGTGCACAAGGTGGTGCAGGTTCTGTAACAATTACAGGTGGCGGAACTGATGCATTAAGACCTGAAGCAACTTATTACATTTCACCAAGCAGTTATACAGGCGGCGGAACTAATCCTAACGGTACAGGTACTGGTTTAGGTGTTAAAGTTGAAATTAGTGATGTAGGTGCCGCGACAGTTACTATTGTTAACCCAGGTCGTTGGTACGATGGTACAGAAGTGTTTACAATCGCAGATAGCGACATTGGTAATGCTGGCGGAACAGATTTAACATTCACAGTTGGCAGTTTAGGAACTGGTCAAGAAATGGCAACTTCACCAGATGGTATTACTTGGACTTCAAGAACCGGTACAGGTTTAGGAAGTGTTTCAAGATTCCAAAACATTATTTTTGGTAATCCAAGCAATACACCAACTTGGTACAGAATTCAAACTTCTACAACTTCACAAAATAGAATTTTAACAGGTTGTAAGCCATTTATTAGAGCAAGAGTGGCAACAGGCAAAATTGCTGATATGAAGATTCTTGAACCAGGTTCAGGTTATGCAACAGTTCCAACACTTACAATTACTGATCCTTCAAACACAGTTGAAGCACCGGTAGAAGTTAGAGTTGGTAACGGAGCATTAGGTAATCCAACAATTAGTAACAGAGGTATTGGTTACGAAACTGCTAACGCAACTGTTACAGGCGATGGTTATCAAGATACATATCAACCAGGATCACAAATTTTTGTTGAAGGGTTAACAGCGTCACCTAAAGCAGGTTCGAACGTAACATTCTCAGGTATTACAAACATAACTTATACAAATGCATATGAGTTATTAACAACAAACAAAGAATACTTGAAAGACGAAGTTATTGCTTGGATTGAAGCACAGATTACAGCAGGAACAGGTATATGGTCAGGCTTTACATATGATGCAACCAAGTGTGAAAGAGACACAGGTTACATTGTTGACGCATTGGCATTTGATCTTAAGTATGGTGGTAACACTGAAACTATTAAAGCATCAAAACTTTATTGGGACGGCGCAACTTCACAGGTTGCAGGTCAACAACAACAGACTGTTGCTTCGATTAATGAATTAAGAGATATTATCAACAATTACATTTTAACAAATACTGCACATTCAAGTTTACAGAGTCCAGTTGTTACTACACAAACTATTTTAGGTAACGACGGCGAAACTGGTACAGTATCAAAAGTAACATACTTGACTGGTATAATGACAAATGTAATTACAAACGGATTATCAGTAGTACCAGCAACTAAAGGATTAAACGATCCTTACTTCAAGTTGGTTACTGTGAGAGAATTATTAGGAAGTGGACCATTCACTGCAAGATTACAGTTAAGTCCAGATGTTCCTGTTGACAATGCACCAGAACACGGTGATGCGGTTGAATTGAGAATTAGATATTCACAGGTTCGACTAACAGGACACGACTTCTTAGATGTAGGTACTGGTGGACTTGCTACTACAAATTATCCAGGCATTCCTACAATCGAACCGGATGCTACTAAAGAAACATACCAAGCAGGTGGTGGTAGAGTATTCTACACATCAACTGACCAAGATGGTAACTTTAGAGTAGGTGAATTGTTCAGTGTTGAACAGTCCACTGGTGTTGCGACACTTGATGCTGACGCATTTAATATTGCTGGTCTAAACGAACTTTCACTGGGTTCAGTAGAACTTGGAGGAACAGGTGCAACTATTACAGAATTTAGTACAGACGGAACGTTTGCGGCTAACTCGGATAGTGTTGTACCGACACAACGAGCAATTCGAACTTATATTAACTCCCAAATTGGTGGTGGTAATTCCGAATTGAACGTAAATATTATGACTGCAGGTGTTGTAGAGATCAAAGAAGATCAAATATCTACAACTACTGGGGTTGAAATCAAAGTTAAAGCCAAAGTTAATTTCTTAGGCGGAGTAGATGGTGATATAGTAGCGTTGCAAAGATACTTATTATCGTAAAAAAGGAGAAAAAATATGGCAACAGGAAGACTAGGAGCGGCAAATCTTAATACAGGTACTAATACTACCGTGTATACAACGCCGGCTAGTACATACTCAGTTGTCACTGTTTCAATGTGCAACCGTGATAATTCGGCTTGTGCTGTTAGATTAGCAGTGGCGGCCGCTGATGTTCCTCTAGATTCTGAATGGGTAGAATATGATACAGAAGTTTTATCCAAAGGAGTTTTAGAAAGAACCGGTTTAGTACTAGATGCGGGTAAGAAAATAGTCGCGTGGACAAGCACTGGTAATATGTCTGTAGTGGTTATGGGCATTGAAACAGCAGTTTAGAAATAAATAACGTTAGAAGGATAAAATAAAATGGGAAGATACATTACAACAACTGGAACAAGCGGTGCTAGTATCGTGGAAGTTTCTGGAGCGTATACGGCTAGAGTTAATGACAGAATTTTAGCAAACTCGTCTGCAGGTGCTTTTACTATTACTTTGCCAGCAAATGCTACACTACAAGTTGGTGATACTATCCAAGTTATTGATGTTACTGGTTCGTTTAGTACAAATAACGTTACTTTGGCAAGAAATGGAAGTGAAATTCAAAACTTAACAGAAGATTTGGATCTTAACTTACAAAATGCTACTGTAACTATTATGTACTCAGGCGCAACTTACGGCTGGATTTTAATCTAATTTTAGGTTAAATACAGTTAAGCATTAAGTAAAAGGATAAGAGCAGATGGCAAATTTAAAAAGTTTACTAGACAAAGCGAGTAAGAACGATTTCGATGCGAACTCACCAAATAGTCCCTGCAGGAAATATTATACCTGTCAGGTAACATTTACACAACACTGTGGTATTTCGCATAACAGAGACCAATGTCGTCACGAACACTGCTTTTACCCTGACCCTTCAGTAAACAATATGCTCATAGAAATGTGGGGCGGCGGAGGCGGCGGCGCAGGTGTGTGCTGTTGTCAATGGGGTTTCACTGCTGGAGCAGGTGCATACACAAGAAAGTGTGTGCAAAATTACAACAACTGTAAACAAGAATTTCAAATTTGTATTGCACCACCGGCTTGTTGTTCACCGGTTTTCTCTTGTGGTTATAGAGGTTGTAAAACTTGGATTTGTAATAATTATTGGCACAGTAATTTCTGTGCAGAAGGCGGCGCTAGTGGCTGTTCTTTATGTTTTATGTTTAACTGTATCGGTTGTGGTGTATGTTTAGACCCAAGATACGATAACTGTTGTGCTTGTTGGTTTGGTGGAGATTCAGGATTACCAGGTAGACTTGGTGGTATTGCAACACACTGTCAAAACAACAACTCTTGTTGGTACAAACACTACGTACCAATGCCAGGACACTTAACTATGCAAGGTTACAGATGGGATATGTACAGATTCTGTGCTTATAATATGCCAGGTGGCTTTGATGGTTGTAGAGCAGGACAAGGTATGATCGGTGGTGGTGGTTCTCACCAGAGAGCACCAGGACAAGGTGGTATCACAGGTTCGGCACTAGGCGGCAACTGTTACTGTGGAGGCCCAGGCGGTCCGGGTCTTGTAAGAATAACATTGGATCCGTAAGAGAGGAAATGATATAATATGGCAAATTTAAAATCACTTATAGGCGCAGTTAGTCCAAATGATATCAGACCTTTAGAACCAGGTTGTCAGGTAGTCTTCTTCCCTCACTGTCAGTGTTACTGTAACTCAGATTATGCTGGTAACTGTTATCTATATTGGTGTATGCCAAACGGAGCCAACTGTGCGAAAATGGAAGTATGGGCAGGTGGTGGATCAGGCGGTGGCGCTTGTTGTTGTCAACAAGGTGTACCAGGCGGTTCAGGTGCGTATGCTTATAAATGTATTAAATCCGTAGCAAATGGTGGAGCATTCAATTCAGGTGATTGTTATGCGTTTTATCCAGGACCACCTACTTGTTGTTCAAGATGTTGTTGCGGTATTATTGGATGTAAAGGTTATATTGAAGGACCAGGATTAACAAACTTATGTGTTGAAGGTGGTGTGCCAGGAAAAACTTGTTGTTGGATTATGTGGGGTTACTCACAGTGTCAAGGTAACAACTGTGGTTACTACTACACAGAACAATACTGTTGTTTATGTTGTCAATTATACTACGGTGCAGATGGTGGTACTTATGGTAGACCATCGTTTATGTGGGCACAATGTAACTGTGGTCCTTGTTATTGGAAATTAGGTTATGCTTATCCGGGAGGATTAGTTAATAAAAATGGTGGTCACTCAACTACACAAAATATGGGTAACGCTTGTTACTCACACTGGGCACGATGCGTATTTGATATTGGTTGGGCGACTGGTGAATCAGGCTTAACACCTGCTGTTGGTGGACAATCTGCAACATCTTGCGGTGGCGGTTGTTGTTACGGTTATCCAGGAAACGCAGGTTTTGTAAGAGTAACTTGGAACGAGGAAAGTTAAAATAGAAGGTAAATATTAGTATGGCACAGTTATCATCCTACGTATCAGATTTAGTACTACCACAAGGAGAATCTACAACAGATTTACCAGGCGGTTGTACATTAATGTATAGATCATCTTGTTGGAGTTGTCCATCATTTGGTAACTATCAACAATACTGCTGTTTTGCATTTATTGTACCAGTTGACGCCGTTCGTGCTACATTCGAAGCGTGGGGCTCAGGTGGCGGCGGTGGTGTAAACTGCTGTTGTATGGGTGGTTCACCGGGTGGTTCAGGTGCATACGTTAGAAAAACTATTGGTGTTACATCAGGTTGCTGTTATGATCTATGTTTAGGTGAAGGTGCTTGTTGTCACAACGGTAGAAACGGATTTAGAGGATGTGAATCCTCAATTAAAGGACCTAGTTTATCAAACTTCTGTGCAGAAGGCGGTAAGCCAGGTTGTTCATATTGTTTCCCAGGTTACGGTTGTTATGTAACAGGTTACTGTAACTGTCGTTCTTGGTGCTGTGGATGTCAAGAAAACGATGGCGTTGCGTGTGCATTTGGTGGTGACCTATGTATGGGCGGTGTGCGTGGTTGGTGGCAACATAGAAGTTGTGGTGACCATTGTTGTTACAAACACTTCTTACCATATCCAGGCGGATTAGTTAACAAATGTGGTGGTACAGTTGGAGTAGGTGTAGGTGGTAGACACTTTGACACTTATGTTAACTGTTCAGCGGCTAACAATATTGGTTGGTCAAGACTTTCACCACAGTACGTTCCAGGATTTGGCGGCGTAACATTCTACACTTGGTCAGGACACTGCCATTGTGGATCTTATGGTGCTCCAGGAATGATTAGAATTACTTGGTATCAAACGTAAATAAAGGGGACAGGAGAATAATATGCCAGGATTAAATGAAATTCCAAACATTAATGTAGACTTTACTTACGATCTACCAGACAAATATCTATACAAGACTAGTGAATTAGGTCTTACAGCAGACTTTACATATACAGGTCCAGCAAAGTTTTATTGCTTTGTTAACGCTGACACAGGTAAAGTATTACCGCAAAATGACACAGAAGCATACGACGGTACTACGGAACAAAGAGATAAACTTGTTGCTAGAGCAGGTCAGGCAGAAAGAAGCATTTTAGTTGATGCTAGAGCAGAGCCACTTTTGGCCGCATTACTTTGGATGGAAATTGATCAAGCAGATTTTCCTCAAACAGAATTCACAAGAACAGATGTAGATCCAAGCGACACAACTGTATATTATTCACGTGCAACTATTCCTACACCAGATCACACATATGAAGTTGGTGATATTCAATATGATTTTATTGCTAACGAATGGGTTAAACCTTTTCCTTGGAAAAATCCACATATGGATTGGGATACATTTAACGATGCAAAAAATCGTTTAATTGAAGAGTGTGCTACTGCAATTACAGAGTACACAGACCTAGGAAACACTGATTTAGCAACTGCTATGGGTGTAATGAAAGCAGATTTAGAAGCAATTTCTACTAAATTTCCAACTGCTCAATGGGATCCTTGGATGGTTCCTTTCCCACAAGATCCTAGAGCACAAACTGTTCAAGAGTCAGATGATCCACCTCCAGGACAAATACAGGTACAACAACCTATTATGCCTGCAGAGATCTTAGCAAGTGCTATGGACGATGCAGTACAGTTGGACGGTGATGAACCATTAGATGTGTCAAATTCACCTATGGACACTTCCACAAATACCTAAACCATAATTTAGATCACGTTCAGAACTACCCGGTAAATATCTATGCGTAATAAACACGTAGATAATTTAGAGGAACAAAATGAACAGATCAACAGCGTTTTTTATCAATGGCGGTGCAGGTAGAGTTATTACTTCAATTCCCGCTTTTGAAAAATTTAAAGAAGAACACCCAGATGATGATTTTATCATTGTTTGTGAAGGTGGAACAGAATTTTATAAAGGGCATCCGGATTTAGATCATAGAGCATACGATGTATGGCATAAAAATTTATTTCAGGATAAAATCAAAGAAAGAAACTGTGTAAGTCCAGAACCTTATAGGGTATGGCATTATTATAATCAAGAAGCCAATTTAGCACAGTCTTTTGATATTGAAATCAATAAATTATCAGCACCAAGAAAATTACCTAGACCATCCTTGAAGTTGAGCAAGGATGAAAAACTTAACGGTGTTATTACAATGAACGAAGTTAAGAAAATGACTGGTAAAGACAAGGTTGTTATTATTCAACCTTTCGGGCGTGGAATTGATTACCGTGATGGTGTGTTTAATGATAGCACATCAAGAAGCATTGACTATTCTAATTTAGTTTCTCTAATTCAAAAATTTCAAAAGAAGGGTTATGCTACAATGGTTATGGCCGAAATGCAAATTGATTTTGGCAGTGAACAGTTTACTGTACCAATTCCACAACCACACGGTATTACGCTAAGACAATGGTCAGGATTAATTAAGGCCGCAGATTTATTTGTAGGTTGTGATAGTGTAGGACAACATATTGCTTATGCAACAGAAACTCCTGTTGTTGCTGTTATTGCCTCTACATATCCTGTAAACATTTCTTATCCTAATGATGATAAAGTTAAAATTATTGACTTAGGAGAAACAAGTAGACGTTATGCACCTATTAGAATTGCACCAGACGAGTCAACTGATAGAATGAATGACGGTATTAATGAAATGTCTAATAAACAAGAAGATGATATTATTAAAGCAGGCGTTGATCTTGTTAAAAAATTCCCTCACAAAGAAGATGTTAAACTAGCAAAACTTAAAGGTGAAGGCGAACAACAACAAGGACAAGTATGTCCTGTACACGGTGTAGTACACGATCACGGACAAATGCATCAGCATCAACCTATGCAGATGCCTCAACAACCAATGCCAACACCGGCTTCGGTTGCAAATACAACTACATCACAATTTGGAATTGGAAGTTCAGCGTCGAATAACTTACCTCCATTTCTAAATCCATCACAGGAGAAAAAATAATGAGTAAGAAACCAGTCTGGATTGCCGGCATTGCCAGAGGTCATAATGCAGGAGTGTGTCTACTAAAGGACGGAGAAATTGTTTTTTCTGTAGAAGAAGAAAGATTATCAAGACAAAAATATGATGGAGGTCCTTTTGCCTCTATGGTTAAAATTTTAGACTACACAGACAAATTAGATTATTTGGTAGTAGCACATACACAAAGTCTTGAAGAAACAGCAGGTAGAATTGATTATACCGGAGACAATGTTTATACAGGGTTAGCACGTAAACTAGGATTAATTAATAGAAAAGACAATCCTTATCAACACAGTCAAGTAATTGATTTAAGTTTTGTGCATCACAAATTACACGCCGCTATGTCATTTTATAGATCAGGATTTGATAAAGCAGTTGGTGTTGTTGTGGATGGTGCCGGCACATTTATTCCACTTAACTTTGGTGGAGAACAAGTTGTTGGTTGGGAAACTGAAACTATTTTTAGTTGTGAATATCCAAGCAACTTTAAGACATTATATAAACACATTGGATTACGTGGACCAAGTCCAGGAGCAATTAATACTGCATTTGATAGTTCAATGTACAATGAAGATGGCAAACACGAATGCATAATTAGTGACAGAGCAGGTATTACAAAATTATATGAAGCCACAACAGAATATTGTGGATTTAGTTCAATTGAAGCAGGCAAAACTATGGGACTATTTCCTTATGGTGAACCTAATGAAAACATTCCACCTTTGTTTGATGAATCAAGTAAGATTCCTTTAACAAATAGAAATTTTATTTGCCCTAACTATCCTAACGGTGCACAAATTAATGCATTACTATTTTCAGAAACAGAAAACGAACAAGGTGCAACAGGTAGTGATCAAAAGCGTGACTATACCGTATTAAAAAATCGTAGAGATTTAGCATACGCTACGCAAATTGAAACGCAAGAACAAGTAGCACGTTTAATTGAAAAAGCAGTTGAAATGACAGGCGAAAAGAATGTTGTTTTATCAGGCGGCTATGCTCTTAACTGTGTTGCAAACTATTTTTACTTAGAAAGATTAAAAGATTTAGGAATCAATCTATATGTTGAACCTATTTCAAACGATGCAGGTACGGCAATGGGTGCGGCTATGTTCATTCATAGAAGCATTACACAAGACGAAACTATTACAACTTGGAAAGACAACTTGTACTTAGGTCCTAAACATTCATATACTGAAGATGAAATTAAAGAAAAAGTAGAAGCAATTGGTGGTGATGTTCTAGAAGGTTCAAACGAAATGGTAGTTGAGTTATTAACATCTAGAAACATTGTAACACTATTCCAAGGACAAAGTGAAAACGGCCCAAGAGCATTGGGTAACAGAAGCATTTTGTTTGATCCAAGAGAAAAAGACGGTAAAGATTTTGTTAATACTGTAAAGCATAGAGAATACTTCCGTCCATTTGCTGGTACAATTCTTGAAGAAGATGTACACGAATGGTTTGATTTAAGAGGTATGAAATCATCGCCAAGTATGATGTACGCTGTAAATTGTCAACCAGGAATTAAAGAAAAAATTCCTTCAATTATTCACGTAGATGGTACTTGCAGAATTCAAACAGTTACTGAAGAACAGAATCCACATTACTATAATTTGATTAAAAAGTTTAAGGAAAAGACAGAATGTCCAATTATCTTTAATACTAGTTTTAATCTAGGTGGTGAGCCATTGGTAGAATCTCTAGATGACGCACTACATACGTTGAAAAATAGCGAAATTGAATACTTATATTTGCCGGAATACGGAAAACTAATTAAAGTACCAAACGCTAAATAGTAGTATGCAGATACAAAATTACTTTGACCGAGGACTCAACAATACCGTATTAATGAAGAACGGTGCTCAGTTTTCATACGCTGGGCCGTGGGTTTATCTAATTGGTGGAACTACTACCAGACTAGATAGATGGTTTATTGGTAGTTTTATGTCTGTGGAATATTCTATAGTTGCAGACTATGATCCTAATAATAGAGAATTTATTAAATGTATTGTTGTTGCAGGACCATCAAAGGCAGATCTAACCATTTTTGGTAAGGCAGATCTAGGGCAAAGTTTAGTAACTTTGTCAGCAACAGTTAACAATTCATATGTAGATATTAATGTAACACCGTCTGCGGATGATAGTACAGCACTAACAGGTACAAAAGTATATTTTCAAGCCACATATTTCCAAAGTATCAATCCTATACGAGGGTAAAGATGTGCTAAATATTACTAACGGAGTATTTGGCAAATGGCGGCTATTATAACAACTAACCCTTTTCACAGTAAGTATGGCTTTGATTCGCCAGGATTTAGTGTGGATACTGAAGGTAACATTTCAGTAAAATCTATTACCAGTGTAGTACCTATTGCAGGTGATTCTGGAACAGAAGAAATACAAACATTTACGGTAACTGACTCAGGTGGCACGTTTGAAATCGACAGCAACGGACAAAATCCTACAATTACCTTACAAAAAACAAAAACATATAAGTTTGATATTTCGTTAACAGGAGCATTTACTTGGAGCATTAGAACCGCTCTAGGTGTTGATATCAGCACAGGTATAAAGTTTACAGATAGAGCAGGAACCGTATACACAGGTACCGACGCACATAACAGAGCAGACGGAATAATGGAATGGACTGTTCCTTCAAATACTGCCGCAGGTGTTTATTATTCAAATATTACCGGTTCAATTAGAGGTGATATTACATTAACAGAACCAACTATTACAGGTGAAGGTGTTTTTACAACTTTATTAGTAACAGGTGCATCAGAACTTAGAGACGATTTAGATGTAAATGCTAACGCAAACGTTTCTGGTATTTTAACATTAGAAAATACAACACAAAGTACAACACCTTCCACAGGTGGAACATTAGCACTAGGTGGTGTAGGTATTGCTAAAAATTTAAATGTTGGCGGAACTATCAAAGGACCAACACTAACTGCTACAACAAAAGTAGATACACCATTAATTTCATATGTTGAAAGCATTGATTTTGAGGTAGGAGCAGATGATAGTACAACAGGAAGCCAACTAAGATTTGCTGTTGATGGAAACAATAAATTAACAATATCTGCAACAGGTATTTCAGCAAATATTGTTAATTCAAATATTGATAATACTGTTATTGGAGCAACAACACCAGTTGCTGGAACATTTACAACCGCAACTGTAAATAATAACCCAACAAACAACGCTCACGCTACACGAAAAGACTATGTTGATACAGAAATCAACAAGGCTATTAACAACGATGCCCTGGCATATAGTATTGCGTTTGGGGTGTAAAACGGTTTTGTGTCGCTTATATAATAGTATTGGTAAATATAGTAAACAGTAAGGAATTTGGAACAGAATGGCAAAGAAAAAGATTGATCAATATGTGTTTAAACCAGGTATGTCGTACCTGGGAAATCTGTACCCTAATGCGTGGACATTATTAAACGCAAACAGATCTTTTATTATTGCAGAAGCAATGGCTTGGATTGCTGATCAAGTACAACTAGGTCAAGGTAGTTGGAACGGATATACATACGATGTTGCTAAATGTCAGCGTGATATTGGGTATGTTGTTGATGCTGTTGCTAATGATGTAAGATACGGTGGTAACGAAGAAACAATTTATGTTGCTAATCATTATTGGGACGGAGAAACACCTCAGGTCGACGGCGACAGAATGCCTGAAATTTTAACACACGGATTCCTAAAAACCCTTTATACAAATTATATTTTACTAAATCAAGTACAAGCACAACCGGCACAAACTGCTATTCCTCAGGTTGTTGATCAAACTATTACACCAGAAGCAGTAAGTTATACTCCAAGTGATGCAACTTATAATCCAGCAACAGGTGTAATGACATTAACTATTGGTAGCCACAATTTTGCAGTTGGTGACACATTTAGGGTTGCTGAATCCGGTTTAACTTTTACCTGTGGTAAAGACAATAATGCTTCTTTGCACCCTTATCCAAGATCATCAGGCGTGCCTAATGCAACAGGACACGATCCATATTTTAACAAAAATATGACAATCACTGCTGTTACTTCTACAACGGTAACAACCAATGTAGGTATTTCATCAGATACGTCACCTCATACTTTTGTTAGTGCAACAACAGACGCAATTCAATCTAGTGCAATTAAAATTGTAGAAGGATTATTTGATATTGTTGTTGATACAATTACTAATGGATTATCAGCACTTCCGGCAACTGTTGAAAACAGTTATGGTAAAATTAAAGTTGCTGAAAGAGTAAGGGTAGAAGATTTACTTTTAATTACAAACGTTACTAGAGGTCTACAAATTTTTAATTTCAATGATGCTAGTAAAGTTGCTGAAGTTGAATTCAAAAAAGTTGATACTTCTTCTAGAAATTTTCAACAAACATATTTAAATTCAAATGAAGATACAGATTTTCCAACATTTTTACAAAACGGTGATTACGTAACAACCATTAAGTTGTATCACGATACAACAGATCAAAGAGCAACAGACGCCTTACAAATTTTTAAAGAAGAAAAAGAGATAAGAACAAGACCATTTGATTTTGGTACTGACGCTATTGAAAGAAATAGGGTTGGTGCACCACTATCAATGCTTGATGCTGACTTTGAGTACGGTCTACAACCTACCAAATGGCAGGCGATTGGAACATTAAGAGGATATCCTTCGATTTACGAAGTACCAGGTACTGATACAGAAGTTGTTAGTGTTGTTACAGATGCGTCAGCCGGTACAAACGGTGTTGGTCAAAGTTTAATTACAGTAACTACCCAAGGTAATCACGGATTTGTTGAAGGTGATCCTATTACAATTAAGGCACTTGAAAATAGTATTAAAGGATTTAACAGAGCAGAAGGTTCGTTTGTCATTACAACAATTCCAGCAGACAATCAATTTACTTTTTATGCAAAAGCAAAGGTTGGTAGTACAAATGGGCAAGTATTATCAACAAACTATACACAGTTACGTCAAGGTGGTTTTTACACAGGTGCTAACATTTCTGAAGCACCTACATTTACAGTTTCATCAAATGGTTCAAACGGATCGTTTACTTTACCATTACCGGTAGCAAGTGGACAATCTAGATTACCATTTACAGGTATTAGACCAGAACTAGGTGCTCCATTAACGTACACAGCAAATCCAAGTTTTATTCCAACTGGTGCACAGGTAACGGGTGTTGTTGGTAACGGTGGTAATCCTGAAATAACAAAAGATATTACAAGCGATATTCCAACAGGCTCTTCTTCAATTACAGTAGATGATGCTACCGGAGTGTTACAAGGTATGGCTGTGGACATTGGTGATGCACAGACTTTGTATGTTGCAAGTGTTTTAGGAAATACAATTAATCTTGATGGTAATACTGGACAAGAATTATCAGGTGACGGGGTTACCTATTTTGCTGTTGAAGGAACAAATGAACAACCAAATGGTACCAGTGCAACATTTGATGTGACAAACTCAAACGGTACATATACTGTTGCTGTTAATAGTCCAGGTTCTGGATATAAAGTAGGTGACTATATTAAAGTTCCAGGTAATTTAATCGGCGGCGAAAATACAACAAACGATTTAGATATTAAAGTTGATACACTTTTATCTTCAGCAGGTGATATTGATAGTGTAAGTTTCACAGGTACTGCAAGTAACGGTAACTTCAGTTATACTTCTAGAGGAGGTGTAACAGACGGTGGTGTGGGTATTGATGCTGTGTTTGATGTTAATAAATCAGCAGGTGTTTATACTGTTAGTGTTAGTTCACCGGATACATCACAAGGTTATGAAGCAGGTGATAGAATTAACATTCCAGGAACACTACTAGGTGGTTCAACACCAACAAACGACTGTTTAGTTCAAGTATCAACAGTTGGTGCAAGTGGAGAAATTACAAGTGTTAGTGCTTCTGGTACAGCCACAGATGCTAACTTTACATATACAGGATTTACATATACATATACCGGTGGCGGTACACTAGCAAGTTTTGACGTACAAAAAACAGGAACGGTTTATACTGTAACAATGGCTAGTGGTGGTACTGGTTATTCAGCAAGTGATATAATTATTATTCCGGGTGATCAACTAGATGGTACAAGTCCTGCAAACGACGTTACAATTACGGTAAACACAGTTGACGGTAACGGTCAAATTTTAACATATTCTGATGTTGGTACAGGTGCTAACGTACAAAACTATGAAGATTTAAGTTACGGACAAGGTATGACAAATCTTGTAGGTAGCGGTGCATTATTTGATGTTACTGCATCCGCAGGAACTTATTCTGTTGTAATTTCAAACAGCGGTGCTGATAGTGGACAAAATTATGCACAGAATGACACCATTACCATTGGTGGTGATCAATTAGGTGGTGCAACACCAACAAACGATGCAACGGTTACAGTTAACAGCGTTGATGCACAAGGTGGTATCTTAACATTAAGTATTGCGGGTTCGGCATACACAGGATTTGGAACATTTGTTGGAGTTTCAGGCAATAATAATGCTCCAATTGGTTCCGGTGGATCATTTGAAATTACAAGAAACAGTCAAATTTACACTGTTGCTGTTAACACAGAAGGTAACAATTATAGAAACGGTGACAGAATTATTATCAGTGGTACCGATTTAGGTGGTGAGACACCTCTCAATGATTTAGAATTACGAATTAACACTGTTGACAGTTTAGGTGGTATTAATACTTTCCAAATTGATCAAGGTTTAGCCGCAACTGGTGATACAATTACTTTCTACTCAACTGTTACTATGTCAGAAAACACAACACAACCAATTCCTGCAGGAGAAACAATTGACTATGAAGCATTAGCAACTATTACTGTTAATTTTCCTTCAGCACACGGTATGGTTCCAGGAACAACATTTATTTCAACAATTCAATCAACAGGAACTAATCACACCCTAGCGGCAGGTTCGTTTATTGTTACTGCTATTAGTTCATTAGATAGTATTTCATATCAAGCAAGAGCGGTAGGTACAATTGATACAACAGAAACACTGTTAGGTACAATTTATCCAAGACCGGACTCATTCTTTATTCACAGACCATTTGATGGTGGTGTGCAGTTGGGTACAGGTGGACCGCAACACGGTGCACAGGCGATTAGACAAAGTAAAAAATATATTCGTTATCAATCAGGTAAAGGTATTATGTATACCACTGGTGCTCTATTTGCCCCAAGTTATGATATTTTAAATGTTACCGCTAATGGCACAGGGTATAACAGTGTTATTACCGTTGTTACTGATGACGTTGATCACGGTTTACAGGTTGGCGGTGTAATTAGATTACTAGGAATTACTACACCAGGTTATAACGGTGATTATACTGTTGACACTATTGTTGATGAAAGAACATTTACTGTTAGATCCAAATATTATCTAGGCAATACAACACCAACCTTATCAGCAAACCCGTTAGTATCAACATTAAACTGGCACGGTGCAACTGTTAGAGCAGGTGCATACGATGATCAAAACGGTATCTTTATGGAATACAACGGTAGAGATTTTATGGCAGTGCTACGTAGTGCTACATTCCAGTTAACTGGTACCATTGCTATGCAACCTGACAGTAACTCTGTTACAGGAACAAACACAAGATTTGAAGATCAATTAGCGGTCGGTGACAGAGTTGTTATTAGAGGTATGACACACGTTGTAACTAGAATAACAAGTCAAACATCAATGGATGTATCACCAGACTTTAGAGGTGTTAGACCTATTGCTGGTGCAAAACTAGCCAAGGTTATTGACAAAAAAACCAAACAAAGTGATTTTAATTTAGATAAGTTAGATGGAACAGGACCAAGTGGTTATGATATGGACATATCTAAAATGCAGATGATTGGTATTCAGTACAGTTGGTATGGTGCTGGATTTATTGATTATATGCTTAGAGGTTCCGATGGTAACTTTGTGTTCTTCCACAGAATTAGAAACTCAAACGTAAACACAGAAGCGTTTATGAGAACTGGTAATATGCCGGTTCGTTATGAAATTACAAACGAAAGTGCCAACGGTAAACTTAAGGAAGCGATGGATTTATCACAGCAAACAGTTGTGTTGGAAGATGCAACCGATTTTCCAGATGCGGGTACATTGTATATTGAAAATGAAATTGTAACCTATACAGGTAAGTCAGGAAATACCTTAACAGGTTGTACAAGGTCCGCTAGTTTAATTAATTTTAATGCTGGTGCAACAAGAACTTACACAGCAAGTCCGCCAGTAGTACACTCAGCCAAGAAAGGTGTTGTGCTTATTAGTAATACAACAACGCCGATTATTAGTCACTGGGGTTCTGCGTTTATTACAGATGGTGGTTTCGACTCTGATCGTGGTTATTTGTTTAGTTACGCTTCAACTGGTAACACAATTTCAACAACTAAAAACACGGTGTTCCTATTAAGACTAGCACCGTCAGTATCCAACGCTATTGTTGGTGACCTAGGTGAAAGAGAATTATTAAACAGAGCACAGTTGCTACTAGAAGGTCTTGAGATTACTTCGGATCAAAATGCTAATGATACAGGTGGTATCGTTGTTCAAGGTATTTTGAATCCACAAAACTATCCACTTAACCCAAATAACGTAGGTTGGGGTGGATTATCAGGACTAGCACAAGGGGGCCAACCAAGTTTTGCACAGGTGGCACCGGGCGGTTCGGTAGACTGGAACTCAGGTACATCGATTACAACAGCAACAGCAACAACGTCTGCTGTAATGAATGCAACTGTAACAACCACACCTTGGATGTGGGGCGGCAGAAGAAACTATTTTTATGCAACAGAGGCTTCGGTTGAATCATCTTACATAACACAAGGTAGTGTATTATCGGATTCTAAATGGCCTGGTGGTACTTATGTAACACAATTAACAGATTACGGCGATTATTACTTGGTTAGATTATCACAAACATCAACTCAAAACATAGGATCAAATCAAACACATACGTTTGCACTAGGTGGTTCATTATCTAACACAAACTACTTGTATTTTGATACAACTTCTTGGGAGGCATTAGGTGCCACAGCAGGTACAGAACTTGATAATGCTTCTGGACAGTTTCCACCGGGTACTGCGGTATCACAAGTTCAAGGTCCATTAAACTTTGGATCCAGTCAATATTACTTGGTTAGATTCTCTCAGAACTCCTTGGTAACAATTAATGCAAGTTCAACGGTTACGTTCCAATTTGGACAACCACCGTTTGCTCAACCAGGCGAAACTATCTTCTCGTTTATTGCAAACCCGGGAGAAAGATCTACGCTGGATCTATCATTTATTAAAGAATTAACCAACACCACACTGGGTGGTAGAGGTACGTTCCCGAACGGTCCGGACGTGTTAGCAATTAACGTGTATAAGACATCAGGTAATGATGTTAACGCTAATATTATTCTTCGTTGGGGTGAGGCGCAGGCATAGAACTGCCTAGTTTTTCTGGGGTTACAATAGGTTTTTGTGAATCACCAGGAACAATTCTAAAATTATCTTCCACAGAATCTGCTGTACTTACTTCAGTTAATGAACTGTTGTCTTCAAGTGCTTCAAGTTGATGTGGTTGTAGTGGCGGATTGTGCCAAACATCACCTTCTTTGAGTTCTTGTTGGTATAATTTTGCTTCTTTGGTGTCAATCCAACGCAAAAGAAACTTACCACTGTTAATAAACCAAGTTTCGTCCTTCTCTTTATGAAAATGCATTGAAAATTTATTGCCTTTTTTGGTAAAAACAAGAATTTTACCAGCATACTTGTCGTTGGTTGCCCAAATTAATTCGTATCCCCAACCTTTTTCAACTTTTCCACTGTGTCTAGCCATTTTGTAAGTACTCTTTTACTGTTTTGTAATTTATATTAACAAATTTATTTAATTGTGTCAAGTCTGCACAGGTGTATTCCTGATATTGTCCTTTCAAATTGGTAGGCATTGGTATATACTTGATTTTTGCACCGTATTTTTCAGCAACAAGTTCACCTACCTCTTGAAAACTGGTAGTAGTACCAGTACCAACGTTAAAAATACCACTTTGATCTATGGTTAAAAACTTTTCGTGAACATCACACACATCGCCAACCCATATAAAGTCTCTTTTGTACTGATCGCTGTTTTCAAATAGTGTAATTTCTTTATTTTCTTTTGCTTGTTTGCTAAATTTACTAACTGGACTTGCTTGATCACCTTTATGTTCTTCAAAATCACCGTATACATTGAAATATCTAAACCCTTGTACCAAACAATTGAAATTTTTTGGACCTGCAAGTGTTACAAATCTATCAAATAGGTATTTTGACCAAGCATAAGGTGACTTCGGTAAGCATTTTGCATTTTCACTGAAGTCATTACCTGGACCATAAACACTTGCACTTGATGAATATTGAAAGTTAACACCTTTATGATCGCACATTGTTAACATACGCATACTAAATTCATAATTTTGATCTAGTATTTTTTCTACGTCTGTTTCAGTGGTGCTTGAAATGGCTCCTAAGTGTATTACCGTATCAAAATCGCTTGGGTCGGGTAATACTGACTGAATAAAATCATAACCTTCAACAGTGTGACCTTTTTTAATTAGGTGGTTTACTAAATTTTGTCCTATAAAACCTTTATAACCTGTTACTAAAATTCTCATACTCTATAATCTACCATAAAACTTCTTCTCGGTGCTTTACTTGGATATACTCCGTGAAACACATCCGAACTAAAAATAACAATCTTACCAGGCTCGGGTGCAAACTGTTGGTATTTCATATTATCAACAGTATACAATAAACCATTAAGTGTTGACATACGGTCGCTAACCGGTTGACTATCTAAAAATAAAACTGTATTGATTGTATTATTAGCGTGTGTATGTAATGTCTGGTATCCACCGTCTTGGTATTCAACACCCCAAGCGTGAATCAGTTCTTGTAAAAAGATAATTTTATTATTCTTCATTAAAATTTGTTGAACATTATCCATATGGAGTTTATGCCAATCATCTTTTTTACCTTTTTCTCCAATATCAAAACCGATTGTATTAAATTCTGAAT